TTAAAAAAGCATTGCTACTTGTGTACGGTTATATTGGAATGAACTTTCAAGACACAATTTACCCTCAAGACATTGAGTATATCCTTAACCAAACTGCAGGGGTTAAAACTGCAAAGCTAACAGGCCTCTATAAGAGTGGTTCAACAATCACTGGTAATGCAACAAACGTAAAGGTGGGGTACAACTTAGACACCGTTGCTTCAGGTTACATTACCTACACCGTCAACCAAAAACATGCGTTCAAAGCTGGTGGAACAATAACTATCACTGGTTTATCTGCAGCTGGGTTTAACGTATCAAGTGCAGCAATTGTTGCTGTTGACGACACCAGAATTGTAGTTGCAAACGCAACTACTGGAACAGCTTCTGGAACTGGAATCATTACAGGACTAACACCGTTAAACGGTGCTCCTAATGAGATATTTAGGTTTAAAGAAAGCAACATGAATATTGGAATTTACAGTGGATGATATCCGTAAGAATGTTGGGTTCTATAGAGGTGTGGTTCAAAACAACAGAGACCCATTAAACCAACGCAGACTACAAGTTTCTGTACCTCAAACAACTGGGGTTGAAGTAACTGATTGGGTTTGGCCTATAGAACCACATGGGATACACACAGCTCCTCCAAAAATTGGACAAGGAGTTTGGATTTCTTACGTGTCTGGAGACTCTGAGTACCCAGTGTGGGCAGGAGCGTTTGGCAAACATCAGGGAGACAACAAGCCCTATTTAATAACTCCGTTGTCTAACTCTGTTTCTTTGTCAGGATTAACTCCATACCTTAAAGTTGCAACAGAACCTGATGGAACGCAAGTCGTGGACTTAACACAAACCCTTTTAGCTATGGCAGCTACCCTAAAAGACCACGAAACTCGTATTGCTGTTCTAGAAGCTCAAATGCCTATTGCTCTTCAAAATGGACTTTAGCAACTAAACCCACAGTAAACCAGAGAAAATACAACATTACGATGGAAAGGTAACCCATGGCAGTCTATTACCCAGGGAATATTAAGAACGACTTTAGCTCTAAGGTTGACTTTACAGACACAGTTATTGCGTCTCACATCAACGACCTTCAGGGTGAAGTAACGGCTATTGAGACTACCCTTGGAACTTACCCACTGACAAGTTCTGGATGGGGAACAACAGGGTTTGACACAACAACTACAACTTGGTCAACAGTAAAAGACCGTATTAACAACATTGAAGTTGGAATAGCAAACACCCGTGCACAGGTTGCGGCTATTTCAGCGGAAACACTTGCAGGAACAACTTTAAAAAGCACAATTACAGGCTCTTCTTTAACCTCTTTTGGTACATCCCCAGTACTAAACGACCCAAAGATGTATATGAGCATTAACGGTAAGACTGCTTCTTATACTGCAGTACTGTCTGATGCGGACAAGCTTGTGACAATGACTGTTGCTGGAGCTAACGTGTTCTCAATACCTACTAATGCAACTGTTCCGTTCCCTATAGGTACAAAAATTCATGTTGCTCAATTTGGAGCTGGAACAACAACAATTTCTGCAGTAACTCCAGCTACAACAACTTTAGTTTCTGCTGGAGCAACTCCTGCCGCACCTTACACACGTGTGCAATACTCATCAGCAACATGTATAAAGACTGGAACCGATACCTGGTTTATCCTTGGCGATATCCGATAGGACTTTAAATGGCTAACTACGGTAATGCGGTTTATGGTATATCCAAGTATGGGCTTAGCCCTCTTTTGGCGTACTCAGTTGAGCCAATGTCTGTGTTGGTTACTGACTTTCATGAGTCGTACGTTTACTGGCAAACACCTACTGGTACATACTCCCGTGTAAGAATTGTGCGTAACCAAAGCAGTTACCCAGAAACAGCAGAAGATGGAATCATTGTTTACGAAGAAGCAACCTCTACTTTTACAAAAACCGTGTTTAATGACGGAGGTGGAGTAGAAGACTACGCTACAACACCTGCTTTGGTTCCAGGAAAACCAGTTTACTACAGAGTGTTTTTGTTTACTTCATCTTTATCTTGGGTTGTTGCTGGTTCAGTTGCAGCTATCGTACCAACTGACCATCAATCATCTGAAAAATTACTTAACTTTTTACCACGAGTTTTTACAAGTGCAGCTCAAAGCCCACTGTCTCCTGTAGACCCTACATCTGCTCTAGCATCTTTCATTGATGCTTTTGGGTTTGATTTAGAAGAGGTAATCACTTATTTAGATTTACTAATACCTGACCATACAAGAGTCTCAACAGTTGCTTCTATGATTCCATTGGAAGTAGCAAACTATGGGCTACTACATGAGTCTGGTTTACCTGTCAAAAATCAAAAGCATTTAATCCGTGAAGCAGTTTATATGTACAACAACAAGGGAACTTTAAACGGATTAGGCACCTATATTGAATCATTGACTGGGTATGCTCCAACTTTAACTATATCTAAAAACCTAATGTTAACACCGCAAGACTCAACGTTCTATAAATCAACTGGTAGTTGGTCTGCAACAAACGCAACTTTAACTTCTACGACAGAACAAGTTCCACCAACAAACTCAAACAACATTGATTTAACTTACACATGTAAAATCGTTGCAAGTGGTGCAGGCTCAATGACTTTAGGTGTTACTGACCCAATTAGAACTGGAATCCCTGTTTCTCCTGCAACTTACTACACTTTTTCTGCTCAAGTAAAGTCACCAACAAGTGCTGGAACTATAACTCCTGCAATTACTTTCTATGACGGTAAAGGCACACAGATTAACAGCACAGTTTCTGGGACAGCAACTAGCGCAACAAACACTTGGGCACAAACATCCGTTAGCTCTAGAACAACAAAGAATGTTTACTCAGCTATTCTTTCGGCAACTGGTGCTTCTGGAACAATAACTTTTACCACTTCAGGAGACCACAATCTTATTGCTGGAGAAACAATTACCACATCTGGATTTACTGGTTCTGATACGGGGTTTAATTTAACTGGAGTTACAATTGTTTCTGCTCCTACAACAACTACATTTACAGTAACCTCTGCAGTAACAGGCACTACTACTACAACAGGGTATGTCACTAACTCAAACACAGACGCTGTTTACGCAAGTCTTAAGCTATCTTGGTCAGCTGCAGGAACATACTATGTTGACATGGCCTGCGTTCAAACAGGTCAAACAGTTGTTTACGATGAAGCAAGAGCTTTAGACATATTTTTAAACCCAGATAAAACAAACTATATTAAAAACCCTACATTTGAAACGAATGTCACAAACAGCTGGACAAAAGTTGGTGCTGGACTAACGGTCACACAAGATGTTAGCTATCCAACTGAGTCTTATTCGGGAACTCACAGTGCAAAATTAGTAAACACAACTGGAGCATGGTCATACACCTCTAACACATTCCCCGTAACAGAAGGTCAGTACTACTCGCTTTCCTTCTACAAAAAAGCAACTGCAAACTTTACGGTTAGTTTAGTAGGTAGAGACTCTTCTGGAACAGTAGTAACAACAGGAGCAGCAACACCTTATACAGTTACATCATCTGCAACATGGGTTCAAGACCAGTATGTAGACACAGTTAGAAGTGCTTCTGGTTCTTTAGGAGCGGCTCTTGTAGGTATCGGAACTGGAGTTGCAACACTAGAGGTTGTTTTTTCAGGAACTGGTGCTAACACAATCTACTTAGACTCTATACAAGCAGAGCAGTCACCGACTGTAACAGACTACTTTGACGGTAGCCTGTCATCCATTAGCGGTAACCCATTTGGAGCTGTTTGGCAAGGTACAGTTGGAAACTCTTACTCCTCAGTATACAATAGCAAACCACTCAAGGTTCCACGCCTTGGGTATACGCTAAAGGATTGGGTACCTCAAAACCTATTCTGGAGAATTAGAACCTACGAAGCCTTGGAGTACACAAATCTAACGGCGGTGTAGTATGCGCCCATGGTTAATCTACTTATCTCAGTAATCCTTTCAGGTATAGCAGTAACTTTTGCCATTGAGTTTTTAGCTCTTGGTTTACAACTTATAATTGGCAAGGAAAAAATCTACTCAATTATGTCGTTGCCATTAAGTTTTGGCGCACTCACATGCTTCTATGAAATCAATTTGCGATTCGTAGTTGCAGTACCAGCTATCTCTTTTATAGTGCTTTTCATAAACAAATACATAAATAAACCAATGGTTTTAACTACACCACGCCGACTACCGCCACTATAGGAGCACAATGAAAATCGCTGTTTTTTCAGAAGATGATTTAGATGTATCAGCAGGCATTGATGCACTTCTCACGAAGTATTCTGAACAATCGCCCGAAGTACTTTTTCCAGTAAAGACAGATTACGAAGACTTCTCTCAAAGCATCATACGAAAGTGTTTAGAGAACCAGGTTAAAGTAACTGCTTTTTTAAGTGACGCCACAGATGTAGGTCACATTATCAAACAGGTTGATGGCTTTGTAGTTTGCGAAGACCCAGTTCAAGATGTGCTAAGACAACTCTTGCCAGGAGATGCCATAGGTATCGTTTGGACCGACAGCCTTACTGACCACCTCATCCTTCATACAGTTGAAGACTTGGCTTTAGACACGTGGGATATAACCGATGGAATGGACCCCATTGAAATGGATGATAACCCATTTGTAGGTATGGACCCAGAAGAACTGCACGACGGTATGCACAAGGCACTGGCAGTCTTTGTGGACATGATGAGCGCTTTCATAGCCAGCACGGTCATGGAGTCACTAGGCCAAGCAGTTGTTCAGCATCTAAACGAGCAGTTGGACAAAAAAGACATATCACCATTTGAAGATGAGGAGTAGGCTCAGCCCGTGTACATCCCGTCAGAAGCCTATTCAGCCAAGATAACTGATTTTCAGTTCCGTCTCTTTGCCATACTGTGCCGTTTTGCGGGCCCTAGCGGGCTCGTAGAGACCACAGTAGCCCAGCTTTGTATAGAGACTGGCAAGACAAGCGACAAGACCATTCGTAGCGCCTTACAAGGACTTGAGACAGCAGGGCTTATTGAGACAGCCCAGACCAAGCGTGCTAACGGGTACCAGGGACGGAAAAAAATTACGGTAAAAAATTACCAACAAAATCCTGAGTTGGTAAAAAATTACCGCACCTCACATGACTATGTGGCTAGTAGTTATATTAACCATCCTAGCTATAAGCCATTAGTACCTAATAGCCAAGCTAGTTATAAATTAAAAGAATCTGAAACCGTAGGTTTCACAAAGGAGATTAAGGTTCCTATGAGAAAATGGGAAGATGATGGAGACAATCTGGCAGGCTTTGGACTCGTTGAGCCTAAAGACGCCCCACAGCCCAAGATACGAAAGAGCGACCCCAAAACCAGAGGTAGACGACCAGAGCACGAATGGACAGCGATGGACGTGGCTGCTGAATTTAGTTACCAGGTTGGCAGAAAATACCCGCTACTTCCAGGAACTGTATCCGTCAAACAACTATCGGGCGCACTCCGCAAGTTCCGTTCACAGTACGGAACCACACCGCTCATAGAGCTAGAGTTGCTTCGCTTGTTCATGCAAGATGAGCGAAACTTCAAAGATATTGGGGATGAGGCTCCTCACCTTTACAAGAAGTACCTTGCCTCCTTCGGCACGAAGATGAACCAAGCAAGAGAGAACCTAGGACTTAACAAGGTTACTGCTAAGATTGAGACTACCCCAGCATCTGGTACTCTCATCTCCAGTGACGGTCGTGTGTTCCAGAACTCTTTGAGTGGACGTGCACAACTAGAGCGACATGAGAAACGATTGAAAGGCAAGGAGAACTAAACGTGGCAAAAAAGATTACAAAAACTTTTACTGCAACACTTACACTAAACACCGAACAAGGTGGCGCATGGTTGGCTAACGTCAGCCTTCTTACTCCAGCAGTTGACGCAGGTAATCCAAACTCAATGCAACCAGCAGATGCTGTAAGTGCAGAAGCAGCTTGGAAAAATGCATCAGCAGGAAAGCGTTGGATTAAATCACAGGTTCTAGCAATGACACCTCGCAAGAGTGTTAAAATGGAACCAACAAAGTTTGATAAGACAACCGAAAAAGCAACTGCTTTTGTAGGGAAGTTGGAGTTTAAAGCCTAATGTATGCATTTAACGAGGCTTTACTAGGAAAGGAAACACCAATGCCTAATTTGACACAGGACCCAGACTTCTTGGAATACCTAGAAGAACATTCAGTTCCTGAAAATGAACGCCCTATTGCGTTCGCTGCTTGGCTTAAGGAAAACGAAGACAAGTAATTGGACGAAGAACAACTAGAGCAAGCCCTAATGCATTTATTTGAATTGGGGCTTGTTTCAGTTGACTACGATGAAGATTTAAATCCTCGGTTTGCAATAACGGATGAAGGCCGAGCAAAAGTAGAAGAAGAATTGGGGGGTAACACAAACGATGTATGACATCAACACTTTGTCGCCATTGAAAAAACATTGGCTACTACGGACTTCAAACATCCCACGTAGATTTATAGGTTTAGAGCCAAGTGACATTACTGAGAAGGTAGGTTCATTCCCAGGAGAAGTATCCTCTTGGGTTGACGACGTTATCTCAGGTCAGGTTATTAAAAGCATTGGGAACATTGGGGTAAACGGTGTTGGTCTTGTCTTTGACGGCGGTCCAGGTCTTGGTAAAACAACTCATGCAGTTGTTGCTGCTATGGAGATTGTTCGTCACTTACCAGATGACGATGCTTTAGCCAGTAAACTACTAGGACTTAATTCAACTGAGTACGGGTTAAAGTTTCGCCCTGTTTATTACATGACATACCCAGAGTTTCTATCTCGTAAGAAGTCAACCTTTGACATGGATGGCGAAGACAAGCGAGAGATGAGTTATGAGTTAGATGGCTTTCATGGTCGTTGCCGTTTTGACTGGCTAAACGTAAGGGTATTAATTCTTGACGATTTAGGTAAAGAATACGGCTCTAAGTATGACGACACTTCATTTGATGAGATTCTAAGACTGCGCTACGACAAGGGATTGCCTACAATTGTTACTACAAATGTGCGTTTAGAAAACTGGGAAGCACAGTACAGTGAAGCAATGGCAAGCTTTGCTAACGAAGCGTTCATAAGAGTCCCTATACTAGGTTCAGACTTACGAGGCGCTCAATGAAAGGACCTAGCATGAGTACAGAGTGGATGACTGTTCAGCAGTTCATCTCTGCTCAAGGTGTTGGTGTTTTTGAGGTTGAGCTAGAGACAAAGACAAAGCAGACTCGTTGCAACTGTCCAGTGTGGATTAAGAAGCAGTCTTGTAAACACACCTCTTTTGTGAACACTAAGATTAAAAACACAGGGCATTACTCAATCAATGTCCCAAACTCCGTCCCAGAAGAATGGGCATACGAAGCAAGCGAAGACCCTAAGAAGTTTCGTGAGTTCGTAGTCAACTACGCAACGATAGAAGTTATATGAAAAACGGAGACATATCAAACGTCTCCTCTCCGCAAGTTGTTTGTGTTACGGACGTAACCGTTAATCTAAAAGAAAATGTTTCCAAACGTCTTTTGATAAAACAAACTTCTTTAGCGGTAGGAGACATTGACTTACTAGCTGCTAACAAGCTGTGGAAGCTTGCTAACACTTACGCAGTTTCTTTAGAGCTTGCTGGCTTTGAGAGCGAAGGCTGGACAGAAGAGCTTCTTGACAAAGCTTTTGAGAAGCTAGAGCGACGAGTGGTTAACCCGTTTAACTACTGGCAGCTTTATGAGGACCCACATGAGCTGGTAGGACTTCTTCCATACCGTGCTAATCTTAAGGCAGTGATAGATGTGCCAGGCCGAGTTGCGATGTACGGCTCAGCAGGAGTACAACTAGACAATATTTAGTCCTTGAGGGAGGGCGCTATGTTCAGTGTTGCAAATGTTATTTGCCCAATGTGTCATGCAAATAAAGTTTCTAGAGTTTATGTAAATAGCAATTCTTATTTACAGTGCCAAGAGTGCGGGGAGCGGTGGAAGTAGATGGCAGCAGATAACGAGCACAGACTCGTCAGTAAGGTAATCAAAGAACGAGAGATTACCCCCGTACTTCAACGTGGCATAACAGACGTTTGGTTTTTAGACGACGACAATCGCAAGGTATGGTCGTTTGTTCGTAAGCACTACAGTGAGTACAGCGAAGTTCCTACCGCAACAACTGTTCTTGACCACTACCCAAATTACAAAGTCCTTAATGTTGAAGACAGCATGGATTACTTGCTTGACACGATGGTGGATTTCCGCCGTCGTTTGCTAACACGTCAAGGTTTAGAGAAGGCTGTTGAACAGCTACAGGACAATAACCACGATGCTGCAATCCTTGCTATGGAACAAACCGTTTCCAAAGTCAATGAGCAAGGTGTTCTTGGAACGCATGAGATTGACTTAACTAAAAATACTGAAGAGCGGTACAAGGAGTACCAATCAATTCAAAATCAAGAGTTCCTAGGTATACCTACGGGATTCAAAGACATTGACGAAGCAACTGCAGGTTTACAAGGTGGTCAGTTGGTAACGATTATTGCGCCACCTAAGACTGGTAAGTCTCAAGTTGCATTGCAGGTTGCGATTAACGTTCACAAACTTGGCAAGACTCCTATGTTCCAATCCTTTGAGATGAACAACCACGAACAGCAGCAACGCCACGATGCTATGCGTTCGCACATTGACCATGGACGTCTACGTCGTGGAAAGCTTTTACCGAAAGAAGAAAGCCGTTACATTGACATGCTTAATGCTATGGAGAACGAGCATCCGTTTCACTTAGTAGATGCAGTAAACGGAATCACAGTTTCTGCTTTGTCTGCAAAAATTGAGCAGTTAAAGCCAGACATTGTTTTTGTAGACGGTGTGTATCTTATGCTTGACGACTTAACTGGTGAGATGAATACGCCACAAGCAATTACAAACATCACTCGTGCACTTAAGCGTCTAGCACAAAAGATTGATAAGCCAATTGTTATTACTACACAGACCTTGCTTTGGAAGATGCGTGCTGGAAAAGTTACAGCAGACTCTATTGGATATTCATCTTCTTTCTTCCAGGACTCTGACGTTATCTTGGGTCTAGAACCTGTAGAAGAAGACGATTCAATTCGTTTATTGAAGGTTGTTGCTTCCCGTAACTGCCCACCAAAAGAGACTTCTCTTACTTGGAAGTGGGAGACAGGTTGTTTCCACGATGAGTCCAAGATGATGGACTGTGAGTTCTGTTCTAACTGGGACAGTAATGGTTGATGTAGAAAAAGTTTTACTTTCATTGGACATACCTCTGATTGCTCAGAGAGGTGATGAAGTTCAGGGCTTATGTCCAATGCACAAAGCTCGCACTGGCAAAGAGGACCACAATCCGTCGTGGTGGATTAACTCCATAACTGGAGCACACATCTGCTTCTCCTGTGGTTACAAAGGCAACGTATATACGTTAGTTGCAGACATTAAAGGCATTGATTATTTTGACGCCAAAGATTATGTAACTTCCAGTGCAGAGCTTGATGTGGATGTACTGTTAAAGCGTATCCGTGAATTGCCACAGTATGTCACCATTGAAGAACCGATAGCGATGTCAGAGGCTCGTCTTGCTGTCTACACAGAGCCACCAGAGAAAGAACTACGGAAGAGGTTCATAAGTGCAGAAGCAGCAAGACATCACGGCGTCCTATGGGATGTTAATAACGAAGCCTGGATTGTTCCAATACGTGACCCTAACGATTACTCTTTGTGGGGATGGCAAGAAAAAGGTGCACGTGGTCGTTTCTTCCGTAACCAGCCACAGGGTGTTAAGAAATCAAGAACCGTCTTTGGTGTAGAAGTTATGTCTACAGAGACTCTTGTGGTTGTTGAGTCTCCTCTAGATGTTGCACGTCTTGCTTCCGCAGGCGTTGAAGGCGCGATATCAACTTATGGAGCAATGATTAGCGAAGAACAAGCAAAGATTATGCGAAGAGCCAAGAGGGTTATTGCAGCGTTTGATAAAGATGATGCAGGCATACACGCAAACGAACTTATGCGTGGTTTTGCTCGCAAGTATGGTATTGAATTGTCCTACTTCAACTACACAGGTATTGATGTAAAGGACCCAGGCGACATGAGCGAACAAGAAATTCGTAAAGGGATTGATACTGCTCGTGACATGATTTATGGCAAGGCAGCTTACGTATGGCATTAGATGCTCGTGGGTTACCTACACACGCCTGCCCTAATTGTGGTCATTTAGTTTTTAAAATTAAAGCAATGTTTGAGGACTACGATATTGTTATGTGGTTTGTTGATGGAGAATGTGATGATTGCGGAACTTTGCTAACAGTTCCCTGCCCAGTGGATGACCCAGATGTTCAAAGGTGAATTAAAACCATATCAAGTAGAAGCTGTTGACAGGATGGCTTCTCGTCAAAAGATGTTGGTCGCTTATGAGATGGGTCTAGGAAAAACTTGCATGACTATTGCAGCACTAGAACAGCTCAAAGCAAACAATCAGCTAACTAAACCAACGCTTGTAATTGCTTTGTCTAGCTTAAAGTACCAATGGCAAAAAGAAATTAATAAGTTCTCTGATGACTACGCATCCGTCATTGATGGTTCAAAAGGAACTCGTTACATTCGTTGGGAAAGGGATATGACGTGGGAAGAACACACTGGTTACATTATTGCTAACTATGAAACCATCGTTGCTGATTGGGACATCATTAAAGACTATGAGTGGGGCGCAGTCGTGTGCGATGAAGCTACTGCTATAAAGGGTTTCCGTTCTCAACGGTCAAAAAGAGTAAAGGAACTTGCACGTAAAGTCCCTATTCGGTTTGCCTTAACAGGTACACCAATTGAGAACGGTCGCCCAGAGGAACTCTACAGCATCATGCAGTTTGTTGACCCCACTGTTTTGGGACGGTTTGATTTATTTGACCAAACTTTCATTGTACGAAATCATTTTGGTGGAGTTCAGCGTTACCGAAACCTCCCTATTTTCCATGAGAAAATGAAACAAGTATCTGTTCGCAAAACACAGAAGGACCCAGATGTTTCTCCTTATCTTCCAGAAACAATCCACTTAGAACCGTTCTTAATACCGTTAGACAAAGCTGGAGCAGAGTTATACCAAAAGATTTCTTCAGACTTAATACAGGAACTTATGGACGCCCAAGAGTTATTAGGTGGGTCTTTTTCTCTAGACGCTCATTATGGTCAAGGACACAAACCAGGCGGTCCTGCTGATAAACTACGTGGTTCCATAATGTCTAAGATAACTTCTTTAAGAATGTTATGTGATTCCCCACAGCTTTTAGTTGAAAGTTCAAACAAGTTTCATGATGGATGGCAGGAGATTGATGGTGAAAAAGTTAACCTTGAAGGCTCTAAGGGCGGCAGTGTTTACGTGGCTGGTCTTGAAGCTTCTGGAGCTTTGGCAAAGGCAACGAAATCTCCGAAGCTAGATGCTGTTATAAATTATGTGCAAGAACACATAGAGGCAAACGAAGACCACAAAGTTGTTATCTTTACTTGCTACCTGGGTATGCTTCCCCTTATCCAGGAAGCACTTGCTTCTAAAAAGATTGTTAGCACTCTCTACTCAGGACTGCTAAACGCAAAAGAAAAAGAAGAATCTAAAACTTCTTTTCAAACCTCTAAAGAAGTTAGGGTACTGGTCTCCTCTGATGCAGGCGGGTACGGAGTAGACCTTCCACAAGCAAACCTGCTAGTTAACTTTGACTTACCTTGGTCTTCTGGAACGGCAGTCCAACGCAACTCCCGTATACGCCGTGCGTCTAGTACTTGGTCCCATGTTGTTATCCAAGACTTTCTCGTGCTAGACTCTATTGAAGAACGGCAACACCAAATGTTGATGCAGAAAAACGCTGTAGCAGACGCTGTTATGGACGGAACTGGCATTAACGTTAAGGGCGGTGTAGACTTAACCGTAGGAAGTCTCTTGAGTTTCTTAAAGGGGGAATAATGGCAAGAGTAAAAAATGAAGAACCGCGTTTCTCAGATGAGAATGATTTAATCTCTCGTACTAAAAAGTACGCTTTCTTAAAATCACAACTAGAATTTCTTGAAAAAGAACAGAAAGCACTTCGTGCATTGTTGTTTGAGAACCTTGATGAAGTCGGTGAAGAAGATGATAAAGGAAACATCATCATTGAACTTCCAGAAGAGGTAGAAGGTTACTCCTCAGTAGTTAAACAGCGTCGTGTATCTCGCAAGATTGATGAAGCAAGAGCAGAAGAAATCATTACTGAACATGGTCTTGAAGAAGAACTTTACAAAACAATTCGTGTAGTAGATGAAGATGCACTCATGGCTGCTCTTTACGAAGATGTTCTTACAGAAGAAGAAGTAGATGAAATGTATCCACAGTCAATTACTTGGGCATTGGTGCTGAAGAAGTAAGATGGCTGGTTTACGAGGTCAGGATGAGATTGAAAAGGCATTTGCCGATTTAGAATACATCCCTGGCTCAAAGAAGAAACGCCGTGAGGCAGACCCAAAGGTTTCTCGTCGTAAGGCGGGAGAAACAAATGGTTGGGATGCAAACCCAATCATTAAACGATTAGGCGGAGTAGACACAGAAGTTTTTACAATCGGTGCATTAGCACAAGCATTGGAAAAGCAGATTGTGACCATCCGTTTATGGGAGCGCAAAGGTTATATACCAAGAGCGCCATACAGACTTCGTTCTAAAACCCTTAAGGGGCAGAAGACTGGTGGCAATCGGGTGTATACTAGAGCGCTGATTGAAGCCACTGTTGACGAGTTCGCCAAGAGAGGCTTGATAGGCACTGCTCGTGTAGAGTGGGGCCAGCACGAAGACCTTACAGAGGCACTAATTAGCCGCTGGAAGGACATCACATCCACCGAGAGCCGTTAGGCCTCATTACCGAAAGAACCCAAATGCCGATTGCAAAACCGTCAGTTGATGCTGACACATACCTCGCTGAAGACAGCGAAACAATCCAGCCAAAGGTTGGAACAACCGTACAAGAAGGTTGGGGAGCAGCAGAAGCGCTCCTTAACGTTGAGACAACTGAATTCCCAACAGACTTCCGTTTCTCAGATGAGCCACAGCTCATCAAGTTCCTCCAAGACCGTCCATTTGCTACTTACGAGCAGCACTGGATTGAACGTCCAAAGGGCAAGAAGTCCTTTGTATGTATCGGAGATACATGCCCACTCTGCGACGTTCTTGGCGACAAGCCTCGTGGCAAGTTTGCTTTTAATGTTCTCGTCCTAGTTGGAGAGACAACAGGAGTGCAGGTTCTTACTGCACCACCATCACTAGCTCGTCAGATTAAGAAAGCTCATGACGATGAGCGTAAAGGACCACTTGACCGTGAGTTCTGGGAAATTTCTCGCATGGGAACAGGCCCAACGACACAGTACACCCTCAACTATGTCCGTGGTCGTGACCTTGCTGAGGAGTGGAAGTTAGACCTTGAAACCGTTAATGAACAGATTGCATCTGCAGAACTATTTACTGCAGACGAAGTAGTCCGAGAGACCCCTCGCTCTGAACTTCTTGAAATCGCACGTTCAATAGCGTAAAACTTCCACACGTAGGGGGGGCTTGTCTTCCGTTTCCAAGCCTCCCCTACACTTAAACATTGAGGGGCATTAAATGAATATCATTACAACTAAAAAACAACTTGAAGAACTTGTTGAGTATTACTCCAAGGTAGATGGTTTTGCTTTTGACGTAGAAACCATTGGCGAAAATAGAATTCAACCAGTAGTAAACGATGTGTTATGGCTATCGCTTGCTACTGATGGTCGCACAGATGTAATCCCTATGGGTCATCCAAACGGTGACTTTTTGCATTGGGATAAAGAACTTTTACTAAGTGGTCAAAAGAAACTTGCTGCAGGTAAAGAGCTAAAAGAAACTGACTACTCAAAGAACCAAGCCAAATGGAAACCAGTATTTGATTCACCTCCAGAGCAGTTACTTCCAGGAGACGTCTTTAAAGCACTAAAGCCTCTCTTCTTTAGTGACCAGTTAAAGGTTGGTCATAACGTTAAGTTTGACCTTAAATCAATTGCTAAGTACTACAGGGGCGTTGTTCCAAAGAAACCTTTCTTTGACACACTTATGGCAGCGTTCATCATTGACAACCGCAATCGTGGAAAACTAGGCCTGAAAGATTGTGCTGAAAAGTATTTAAAGATTAAAGTTGAAAAAGGAATTGGAGCAGAGGTTGAGGTTCATTCCTTCTCTGACGTTGCTCACTATTCAGGCTTTGACTCTGAGGTTACATGGAAGCTGTATAAAGAACTACAGCCAAAGTTAACTGGGAGTCTTGCACGTGTATGGGGTTTAGAGATGGATGTTGTCGGTGCACTCTGTGACATGGAGTTGGCTGGAGCAACTGTAGATGTTGAGGAATTAACGAGTTTAAAAAAACGACTTGAGTTAGATATTGACGAGGCAGTAGCCCGTGCTTACCGACTTGCAGGTAAACCATTTCCTATGAACTCAGTCCAAGAAAAGCAGAAGCTATTGTTCTCTTCAAAAGAAGAGGGTGGTCGTGGGATTAAGCCAAACACCAAAGTTAAGATTGCTTTAACTACTAAAGGTCAAGACATGCTTGCTGCAGGGTTACCTTTAACAATTAACCAGTACTCAGTGTCTTCTGATGCTTTAGAGTTCTATCGTTCTAAAGACGAATTAGTAGATGCAATCCTTGAGTACCAAGACTTAAACAAGCTGATGACTACTTATGTGATGCCTTATTTGGGTGGAGACATTGTTCGTACTAACGCAGGTAAATCGCGCATTGTGGAAAAGAAGTCACTGTTAATTAACGGCAAAGTACATACAAGTTTTAAATCACACGGAGCAGAGACGGGTCGTTTCTCCAGCAGTGACCCAAACCTACAGAACATCCCTTCATCAGGTAAGTACGGTAAGTTAATTCGTAATCTGTTTATTGCACCACCAGGGCACAAGTTGGTAGTTGCTGACTACTCTCAGATTGAACCAAGAATTATTGCTGCATTCTCAGGTGACCCAGTTATGGTTGATAACTATTTAACAGGCGGAGATATCTACACAGCAATTGGAAATGTAATGGGAGTAGACCGTAAGGCAGGAAAAGTTTTGGTTCTCGCAATCGCATACGGTGTAGGACCAGACAAGATTGCTCAACAAGTAGGTTGCACTGTTGATGAAGCACGTAAGTTGTTAAACGACTTTGGCGATAAGTTCAACGATGTTTCTAAATACAAAGCAAAAGTAATTCGTCTGTCAGCACAGCGCGGTCCAGTACCTTATGTTGAAACAATCTTTGGTCGTCGTCGTTATATACCTGACCTAAAGTCAACAGATAAAGGGCTTCGTAGTAGGGCAGACCGACAAGCATTTAACACTGTTATCCAAGGTTCGGCTGCAGATTTGATGAAACTCGCCATTGTAAGAGCACATTCCTGCTTTGTTGATGAACCAGATGTTAATGTGGTGTTGACTGTGCACGATGAACTCGTTACAGTTGCTCGTGAAGATTTAGCAGAAGAAACAGCGGAGGCAATCAGAGTGTCAATGGAAGGTATTAAACTGCCAGAGATTACAGTTCCTTTAATTGCTGAAGTTAAGATTGTAGATAAATGGGGAGAGGCAAAATGAGTAATGCAGACTGGTGGGCTAAACAACTAGGTGCACAACCACCCGCAACACAGGCACGCCCAGTTAATAACCCAATGCCACCTTCGCAACAGCCAATGGCACCTATGCCACAGCCCGTTTACACTCAACCTCTTTCTAAAGCACAAAGCGCAAGTCAAACCCAGTCATGTCCTGAATGCGGTGGTAATAATTACATGGCAGTACAGAACGCAGCACCAAGATGCTACGACTGTGGGTACCCAATTACTCAAGCAGGTAGTCGTTATGGAGCTCTTACTGGAGCGCAAGTAGAGGGAAGCGCAAAGCAAGCGCAAGGAAATGATTTTCAAAGTAACTGGAATCCACAAGGAATTATCGGGAGAATAAATTGATAAATGCAGAGGCCAGAAAAATTGTTGCACAACTTAACAAGAAGTTTAAAAGCGATGTGGTCGTTCTTGCATCTGATATTCGGAGCGACATTATTCCTCGTATTACTAGTGGTTCTACTACCTTGGACTTTGTTTTGGGCGGTGGTTTCCCTGGCAACCAATGGAACGAACTTATTGGGGAACCGTCGCACGGCAAGACAGCTCTCGCTCTTAAAACTATTGCAGCGAATCAAGCATTAAATCCTGACTACACCACTGTGTGGGTTGCTGCAGAGCAGTGGGTTCCAGAATACGCAGAGATGTGTGGCGTAGATACTGACCGTGTAATTGTTATTGAGACTTCCATCATGGAAGAGGCATACCAAGCAGTAATTGAATTTGCAGAATCAAAGTCTGTAGATGCAATTGTCATTGACTCACTACCAGCTTTATCGCCTATGCCAGAAATGGAAAAGGATATGAGTGAAGCAACGGTTGGTCGTGGAGCACTGCTCACAAACAAATTTTTCCGTGTAGTTGGTACAGCGATGAAGCGTTCTTTAACAGAGGATGAGCGTCCTGTACTTGGGTTAATTATCAATCAGTACCGTATGAAGATTGGCGTAATGCATGGTGACCCAAGAACCACACCAGGAGGCGAAGGAAAGAACTATGCGTTCTTTACTCGTTGTGAAGTACGTCGCAAGGAATGGATTGAAATTGGTTCAGGAACAAACAAAGTAAGAGTTGGTCAGCAGATTGTTGTCCGTACTCTAAAGAACAAAACTGCACCACCACAGCGTGTTGCATACTTTGATTTCTACTTTGCAGACGGTGGAGCCTGTGCACCAGGAGAGTTTGATTTCGCTAAAGAAATTGCATCTCTTGGGGTAATTATGGGTGTCATTGAACGCAAGGGTGGTTGGTTCTATCACGGTGAGCGAAAGTGGCAGGGTATTGACTCTGTTATTGCAAGTATTCGTGAAGAAGTTGACCTTAAAGAAGAGATACAAAAAGCAGTACTCTCATCAGATGCAGCACCATTGGCAATTGATGAAGACTGAAGGCCAAAAGCAATCACAGAAGCATGAAAAGAGACTAGCCAAGAAAATTGGCGGTAAAACTATGGCTGCATCTGGAGCATTTTGGTCTCACAAGGGAGATGTTCGGTCAAGCGACCTCTTGATTGAGCACAAATTTACAGGAAAGAAATCTTTTTCTGTAAAGGCGGAGGTATTAAAGAAGATAACACGAGAGGCAATCCTTGATGGACGTATGCCAGTACTGGGCGTTCATCTAGATGGGGAGAATTATGTAATTCTTCTTGAAGACGACTTTCTAGAGATGAGGGACCGTCTAAAGGATGCTTAATACATGTATGAAAATGAAAGCCCATGGTGGTCTAAAGCACGTTGCTTTGGAGCTGCCCCTAAGAACCAAGAGGAAGAAGACATCTTTTATCCTCCACGAGATAAGGAACGATATAAATTAATTGCCGATAAAGCCAAGGTCTATTGCCTTGGTGAAAACGGTAAAAGTCCATGCCCCGTATTAAAAGATTGTTTGTGGGACGCCATCAGTCGTGACGAGCCACACGGAATCTGGGGAGGATTGAGTCACAGAGAAAGAAATGCTTTAATACGTAAGTGGAAAAAATCATTCGCTAAGAAGATGACCTTGAAAGAGTTTATTTTCAGTAAGGACTAACATGGCTACAGAACTTAAGAAGTTCTTAGATGCAAAGAAAACGACAACACGCTTATTGGGTGATGTTGAACGGCACCTTATGCGCCGTCCGTTAGACGACCGTCGTCAAGACGTACTCCACCCGTCAGAGATAATCAAACCTGACTGGTGTCACCGTTATGCCTA